CCGATCCTGCTGCGCAAGAACGACCTAGACAACCGCGGCATCAAGGTCATCTCAAATAGCCGCATCACGGTTGACCACCCTGGCATCTACAGTTTCACGTTCTCGATCCAGTTCAGCAATACCGATTCCAGCATCCATGATGTCAACGTTTGGCTGCGCAAGAACGACAGCGGCGCCAGCGGTGATGTCCCCGACAGCGACAGCAGGTTCAGCATCATCTCCAGCCATGGCGGCATCGACGGCAACGTGATCGGAACGGTTAACTTTGTGCTCAAGCTGGCAACAGCGGATTACATTGAACTGATCTGGGCGACCAGTAACGCAGCCGCCTACATCCATGCCGAGGCAGCCGAGACCAGCCCGTTCGCGCATCCGAGCATTCCAGGCATCATCTGCACTGTGACCCAGGTGGCTTCAGCATGACGACCCGCCGCGAGTCAATCCTGGCCGCTATTGCTTCGGCGCTGGCAGGCACCACCGGCGTCAGCACACGCATCTACCGCAGCAGGGTGGAACCGCTCACCAGGGGTGAAAGCCCGGCACTGGTGATCGAGCCGATCAGCGACACGGCTGAGCAGAACACCAGCCTGCCAAAGTTGGACTGGTCCCTGACGGTGCGCATCGCGGTGATTGTGCGCGGCAACGTGCCGGATCAGTTGGCCGATCCGACCATCGAGAGCCTGCACGCCAAGCTGATGGCTGACCTAACGCTGGGCGGCTATGCGATTGATGTGCAACCGCAGGGCGTCAACTTTGAGATAGTTGAGGCGGACCAACCGGCCGGCGTGATCGCTTGCGATTACCTAGTGCGCTATCGCACCAGTGTGACTAATCTGGCCACAGCATAGGTAGCTAGGATGATGGACGAACACAAAGGCCAGGGCGGCAGCTATCTGGTCAATCCCAAAACCGGCAAGCGGCAGCTCGTCGAGCGGACTCAGCCGGCTCCCCACCCAACACCTGAGGTAGCCCCAAATGGCATCAGTCCTGACACGCCGTCGCCTGATTCTGGCGAAGATTGAATCGACCTACGGCACAGACCCAACGCCAAGCGGCAGCAGCAACGCCGTGCTGGTGCGCAATCTTGAGATACAGCCGCTCGTTGCCGAGACCGTCAACCGCGACCTGATCCGCCCTTACATGGGCCAAGCTGATCAACTGCTGGCGCAGACCCGCGTTGAAGTGACCTTTGAGGTTGAGCTGGCCGGCTCCGGCACTGCGGGCACCGCTCCCGCCTATGGCCCGATCCTGCGCAGCTGCGGTCTGAGCGAAACCGTCAGCGCTGGGACTAGCGTTACCTACGCACCCGAGAGCAGCGGGTTTGAAAGCTGCACCATCCACTATCACCAAGATGGCATCCGCCACAAACTCACCGGTTGCCGTGGCACCTTTGAGCTGAACGGCGAAGTCGGTCAGATCCCGGTGATCAGCTTCACCATGACCGGCATCTACAACGCGCCTACCGACGAAACGCTGCCCACCCCGACCTACGCCAATCAGGCCCCCCCGCTGATCTTCAAGCAGGGCAACACGATTAACTTCTCCGCGTTCTCGTACAGCGGCTGCCTGCAGTCTTACAACTTCAGCATCGCCAATGACGTGATCTATCGCGAGCTGGTCGGCTGCGCCAAGGAGATCATGATCACCAACCGCGCACCCAGCGGGACCATCGTGATTGAAGCCCCCACCATCACGGCTAAGGATTTCTTCACGATCGCCACCGGCAGCAGCACCGGCAGCATCACCTTCCAGCACGGCGGCACGGCTGGCAACATTGTCACCATGACGACGGCACAGTCCGACCTAGGTAATCTGACCTATTCAGACCAGGACGGCGTGCAGATGCTGAACATGCCATTCATTGCGGTTCCGACCAGTTCAGGCAATGATGAGATGAGTCTCGCTTACACCTGATCGCGTGGCCTTCGTTCTCAAGCAGTCCGACACCTACAGTTGGCCGGTCGCCTTTGACGTTCCCGTTGATGGCGGCCGGCATGAGCGGCAGACATTTGACGGCGAGTTCAAGCGCTTACCTCAAAGCAAGGTCGGACCAATGGTGGCCGAACTGCAACGGCTTGAAGACCTGAGCGAACTGGATCGCATCACCGAGCTGGCGGCCGAGGTGCTGGTCGGCTGGTCTGGCGTCAGCGATGACAGCGGCAAGGAGATCCCATTCAGTCAAGGCGCACTCGAACAGGTGCTTGAGGTGCCTTTGCTGTCGGTGGCGATCCTTAAGGCCTACATGGACAGCATCAAAGGAGCCAAGCGAAAAAACTAATTGAGGCCGCTGAGCACTGGGCCAGCGGCGGAATCAAGGATGATTCACAAGATGATGCGGCGGTGCTTGGCGTAGCGTTGCCTGAGCAGCAACCTGAAGGCGACCTTGAGGTGTTTGAAGAAAACTGGCCTTCGGTGCTGATGTGGTGCCGCCTGCAGACGCAATGGCGAACGAGCATGGGCGGGGTGATCGGGTTGGATTATGGCGCCGTGGCGTGGGTGTTTAGACTGTATGAAGTGGAGGATCAGCGCTCCATGCTTGAGGACCTGCAGGTGATGGAGGCCGCAGCCATGGCAGCCCTGAACGAGCGGAGCGCGTGACATGGCGATGAACCTCGACGCCATGCTGCGCATCAAAGCGGATGTTCAAGGCGAGAACAGCATCCGCCGGCTGGGCAACTCAATGCAAGGCCTGCAGGGACAGGCCAAGAATGCTGCGCTGGGATTCAACAACCTAAAGACTGCTGTCGCCGGGTTCGGCGCAGCCATCGCTGGCAGTGCTGTTGTCGCTGGCTTGACGGCAGTGGTCAAGACCGCGATTGATGCTGGCGACGAGCTGTTCAATTTGCAGGCAAAGACAGGCGTCGCCGCCAACGCGTTGATTGCTATCGGCAACGCCGCCAAATTGGCCGACGTTGACATGGGCACGCTGGGCAAGGGCCTGACCAAGCTCAACGTGAATCTGGTCAAAGCAGCCGAGGGTAACGAGGATCTGTCCCGCAAGTTTCAAGCCCTAGGCGTTTCGGTCAAGGGTGCCGATGGGCAGGTTGTGTCATCTGACAAAGCGCTAAAGCAGATTGCCGATCGCTTTGCTGACATGCCTGATGGGGCGCAGAAAGCCGCCGCGGCCGTAGCAATTTTCGGCAAGTCTGGCGCCGAGCTAATCCCATTGCTCAATGAAGGCTCAGCTGCGATGGAAAAGTTCACCTTCAAGGTGGGCGAAGACTTTGCTGCGAGATCGGATCTGTTCAACGACACGATCACCGAGCTGGGCATCAAGACGCAGGGCTTCGGGCTTGAGTTGACCGACGCGCTGCTGCCGGCGCTGCAGTCGATCCTTGAAGTGTTCGGGGATCTGTTTGACACAAAGAACGATTGGAATGCACTGTTTAGTGTGATCAAGGTTGGCATCCAATCAGTTGCGGCTTTTATCTTTGCGACGGTGAAACTGTTCGACGTGTTCATCAAGAATGCAGTCGCGGCGTTCCAGGTCATCAGCAAAGCGGTGCAGGGCGACTTCGCCGGTGCGGCCGAGATCTATCGCACTAGGGTCGGCAGCATGATTGAACAGGCGAAGCAGGACTTTGCGCAGATTCAAAAGCTTTTCACCGATGCGCCATCGCCCGGCACCGGCCGCCGCACGGGTGGTCGCGCCATGGATCTGGACACCACTGACGCAGACAGGCGCGCAGCGGCAGACGCAAAGCGCGCCGCAGCAGAAGCCAAGCGTGCGGCGAATGAGCAGCAACGGCTATTTGAAAAGCGACGTGATCTAACGCAAAAGACCAACGATCTGCTGAATCAGTATCGGCAGAACGTTGAGGATCTTGACAACCAGATCGCTGGTGTGGGCGCTGACCCGATGGAGAAGCTGATGCTGCGCCGGCAGCAAGCAACGGCCGAGGCTAGTCGGGAAGTGGATCGGATGACGATGGCGGTTGTTGAACTCGTTAGAGACGTGCGCGCTGCTGGCGGCGACTTGGACATTCAACCATTCAGAGAGGCAATCAACGCCTTCTCTGACCGTCAAAACACGTTGGCGCAGCGCGAATATATTGACGGCCTGAACGAGATTGGCCAAAGCGCTCTCGACGCTGCAATCAAGATGTCGGAGTTTGGCGATGCCGCATCCCAGCAAACTGATGCGTTATCAGGCGCCCGTGATGGGATCGCCAACTATCTAGAAAGCATCGGCACGCTACGCGAGAACATCAGCAACCTATCGGGCAATGTGTTCAAAGGCCTCGAGGATGCGATCGTCAGTCTGACGACGACGGGCTCCTTCAACTTCAAGCAGTTTGCACTGTCGGTCGTCGAGGATCTGACCCGCATGGTGACGCGCATGTTGATCATTGCGCCGATCCTGCAGGCTATCCAAAGCCTGCTGACTGGGACTGGTGGTGGATTCTTGAGTGGCGCTAATGCGCTGTCAACCGTCAAGCTCAGGCCCGGTGGCTTGTTCGCCAATGGCGGCGTGTTTGACGGTGGCATGGTCACTCGCCCGACCGTGTTCCCGTTTGCGAGCGGCGGCGCTGGCCGCTTCGGGCTGATGGGCGAGGCTGGCCCCGAGGCGATCATGCCGCTGAAGCGTGGCAGCGACGGCCGGCTCGGCGTTGCTGGCGGCAGCGGCACCACCAACGTGGTGGTCAATGTGGATGCCACCGGCAGCAGCGTTCAAGGCGATCAAGGGCAGGGCGCTGCGCTGGGCCGCGCCGTTGCTAGCGCGGTGCAGGCAGAATTGATTAAGCAGAAGCGACCAGGGGGATTGCTCGCATAATGGCAACCTTCACCTATACGCCGAGCTTCACGGCGACGGAGCAAAGCCAGCCGCGCGTCAGACGGGTTCAGTTTGGCGATGGTTATGAGCAACGCCTGCGGTATGGCCTGAACACGGACCCCAAGACTTGGCGGCTGACCTTCGCGAACCGCACCGATACTGAGCGGGACAATATCCTTGGGTTCTTTGAGGCGCGCGCCGGCGTTGAGGCTTTTGACTGGACGCCACCAAGAGGTGGGGCTGGCAAGTATGTGTGCTCTCAGTGGAGCATGGACATGCTGAGCTGTAACAACAACACGGTCACTGCTGAGTTCATGGAAGTTTACGAACCATGAGCGAGATGTTCCAGGAGCTGCTTAGCTCCAACCCCTACGCGATCATTGAGCTGTTCGAGCTGCACCTTGACGCTTCGCTGCACGGCACGACTGAGATCGTTTACTTCCACCCTGGTGCCAATCAAGCTACACCAACAGGAAACATCATCTGGAAGGGCAAGCCATACCAAGCACTGCCGATCGAGGTCGAAGGCTTTGAGTACAACGGCACCGGTCAGCTCCCACGGCCGAAAGTGCGCGTCTCAAACCTGCTCGGCAATATCTCGGCGCTGCTGCTGAGCGTCAACGAGTTCACGATTGGCAACGACCTGACAGGCGCGAAGGTGATCAGGATCCGCACGCTGAGCAGGTTCCTTGACCCTGTTAATTTCACTGGCGGGGTGAATCCCTATGGCACACCGGCCAACGAGGAAATGCCGCGTGAGATCTACTAC